CATCTCCGAGGCGTAAGCCCCGAAGGTGTTCACTCGCGAATCAGGTTCCTTCAGGATAGGGCAGGGAAGACTCGGGTAGTCGCAATTGCGGACTACTGGAGTCAACTAGCACTATATCCAGTACACTCACTCTTTATGAGCGCTTTGCGCAAAATAGAGACTGACTGTACATACAGACAGGGTTACCTTAAAACCGTACTGATCGAGAAAACCCGAACAGGACAGTTCGTGGGTACAGCCGATATGACGGCGTTTACTGATAGGTTCCCTAGGGAGCCACAGCAAGCGCTTGTCACAAAGGTTCTCGGTACCAAAGTATCGGAGGCCTGGACCAGGGTTGTCTGTGAAAGAAAATTCACAGTCGATTCATCCGACCAAGTAATTAATTACTCGGTCGGTACGCCTATGGGAGTTTACTCATCTTGGGCAGTCGCGACTATGTCGCTACACGCCCTTGTTGAAATAAGCGCCCAGGAGTGTGGTTTCCCACACTTCAGAAACTATCTAGTCCTAGGAGATGACGTAGCTATCTTCGATCGAGTGGTTTACCACAAGTTCTTGGATAACGTCAAGCTCTTGGGAGTAGAGGTATCTAAGGTTAAGTCCACCGAATCGAACAACTCAGCCGAAATGGCTAAGAGGTTCTTCTCGGATGGATATGAACTGACTGGCTTTCCAATCTTTCTACTGCCTGAAGTAAAACGACAGGCAGTACAAATTTTGGAAGTCTTCAGACTAATTCTGGATCTAGGTTACGAACCAGTACCGGTATCCCGTGCACTTGAGCTCATAGGTATTTCTCTAACGAGTAAATACTCGGCTTTGCTCTCCATGCCACAAGCACTTGGTGGTAAACCAAGTGCCCTATCCGATCTAGCCTCTTACGAGGGTAAGATTGAGGATTGGTTGTGGTCCGAAAAACAACTGGAATACTGCCGTGAGGTAGTAGCCCAGGATGAATTTTGGACGGAGATCTACAGACTCAATAAGGAGGTTAAACTCCTCATGGAATCTGACAGCCCTGACAAGGCTGTGACTCAAGTACCAAGCCACGGACTTCCGG